ACAAGCTTGTTGATTGTTTGCTCGATTCTGTTATGGATGAAGAGTACGGCATGTTTGATGTTTCTACGAATGATTTAAGTTATTTCTGTTTTGTCAGTTTAGGTTTATTAACTAAGTGCTTACAGCACGAAACTAAGGAGTTTGAATAATGTTATTTACTGTTTTTTCTATTTATGATTCTGCTATTAAGACTTGGCTTCCGCCTATGTATGCTCGTAACAATGGTGAGATGATACGGAATTTTGCGGATGCTGTTGGTGATCCTCAGTCTAAGTTAGCTAAGCATCCCGGTGATTATGCTTTATATGAGATAGGTACTTTTGATGATGATAAGTGTAAATTTACTTTACTAAATCAGCCGGTGCGTTTATGTCTAGCGTTGGATTATGTTAAAGCAACCCTCGCCGGAGGCGCAGGGGGGCTGGGGGCTGGCCCCCAGGAGAGGAGCGAAGCGACGGGAGCCCTGTCGGTAGCTGGCTAAGTGTATAGCTCGAGAGAGTGGGTTTAGGATAGAGTTTATCCACCCCCTCAAGAGCAATTTTTTAAGTTTTTATTTAAGGAGATTTTTTATGTTGAGAGGATCTGTACCGAGTGTATCTTCTAGAGCGCAGCATACGTTTTCGCGTGCTCCTCAAGCTGGTATTCCGCGTTCTAGTTTTAATCGTACTTTTGGAGTGAAGACGACTTTTGATGAGGGTTATCTTGTCCCCATTTTGGCAGATGAGATGTTGCCAGGTGATACTTTTGCATTGAAGATGCATGCGTTTGCGCGTATTTCTACTTTGCTTTTTCCAATTATGGATAATTTGTATCTTGAGAGTTTTTTCTTTTTTGTTCCTAATAGATTAGTTTGGAATAATTGGGAGAATTTTTGTCAGGTTTCTACAGGTCCTACGGATACTACTGAGTATACTATTCCTCAGCAGACCGGCCCTGTTGTGGGGGGTTATGCTGAGGGTTCATTGGCTGATTATTTTGGTATTCCTACTAAGATTACTAATTTGACTCCTAATGCTCTTCATTTTCGCGCATATAATTTAATTTATAATGAGTGGTTCCGGTCTGAGGATTTACAGACCGCAGTTACCGTCGATTTGGATGACGGGCCCGATGATAATTCGGATTATGTTCTCTTAAGACGAGGTAAGCGATATGATTATTTTACTTCGTGTTTGCCTTTCCCTCAGAAAGGTCCAGATGTATTATTGCCATTAGGTACTAGTGCTCCTGTTGAAGCTATTGCTACGCCTCATTTGACTGGTGCTCAGCAGTATATGATTCTTAAGGATTCTGCTACTGGTAATTTTCCTGCTGCTACTAATTTTCTTTATTCTGATACTTCTGGTCGTTTGTCGTACGATGGTACGACTGCTGCTGCTGGTGTCGGTCAGTTGTATGCTTCTAACTTGATTGCTGATTTGACTGATGCTACTGCCGCAACTGTTAATCAGGTGCGTTTGGCGTTTCAGACTCAGAAGTTTTATGAGAAACAGGCTCGTGGTGGTACTCGTTATACAGAGGTGATTAAGTCTCACTTTGATGTTATTTCTCCGGATATGCGTTTGCAGCGTCCTGAGTATATTGGCGGTGGTTCTACTCCTGTTATTATTAATCCTGTTGCTCAGACGGCTCCTACGTCTGGTTCTAATGCTTTGGCTCAGTTAGGTGCTTATGGTGTTTGTGCGCCGGAGGCTCATGGTTTTACTTATTCTGCTACTGAGCATGGTGTTATTATTGGTTTAATTTCGGTTCGTGCTGATTTGAATTATCAGCAAGGTCTTGAACGTATGTGGACACGTCAAGTGTTTACTGATTTTTATTGGCCTGTTTTCTCTCATTTGGGTGAACAATCTGTTTTAAATCAGGAGATTTATGCGCAAGGTACTAGTGATGATACGGAAGTATTTGGTTATCAAGAGCGGCATGCTGAGTACCGCTATAAGCCGTCCATCATTACGGGGCTCTTTAGGAGCAATGCTACTGGTACGTTGGATTCTTGGCATCTTGCTCAAGATTTTGGCGCGTTACCGGAGTTGAATGATGAGTTTATTGTTGAGGAAGCGCCTATGAGTCGTATTAAGGCTGTTTCTTCTACGTATGATTTCTTGTTTGATGCTGTGTTTGCTTATCATTGTGCTCGGCCTATGCCTGTATTTGCTGTTCCTGGACTTATTGATCATTTCTAGGAGGTTTTATGTTAGGCGATATTATTGGCGGAGCTGGTTCTTTGATTGCTGGCGGTTTGAATTATTTAGGCCAGCATGAGGCGAATCGGATGAATCGTAAGATTGCCCGTGAGCAGATGTCTTTTCAGAGAGAGTCTACTGATAAGCAGATGGCGTTTCAAGAACGCATGTCTAATACTGCTTATCAGAGGGCTGTTGCTGATATGGAGGCAGCGGGTTTGAACCCGATGCTTGCTGTTATGCAGGGGGGCGCTAGCTCCCCTGGTGGCGCTTCGTCTGCTGGTGCTGGTGCTCATATGGAGAGTGAAGCTCGTGAGGCTGTTCGTTCTTCTGTTGTTGCTCGTCAAGCCTCTGCTAATGTTGAGCAGACGAAGGCGCTTACGGATATTATGAAGGCTGAGCTTGTCGGTAAGAAAGTCGAAGCTAAGATTTTTGAAGGTAAGTTAGGTCCTATGTTGAAGGCTATGCAGATGATGTCTCCGGCGGTTAATTCTGCTGCGGGTTTAATGAGAATGTTTGTTAAGTAGGAGATTTTATGAATGTTATCGAAGAGAGAGGCGAAGGTCTTCGTCCTCGTGTTAAGAAGATTTTTACTAAGCCTTCCTTGACTCGTCAAGAGTTCAAGGAGGAATGTGATTTAGCGCTTACTTTGAAGCGCTTTGGGAAGACGCCGGAAGGGCGTCGTGCATTGGCAAATGCCCAAGGATTTGCAGAAGGGCTGAAATTTGGCGATGTTTCGAGTGTACCCGACTTCCGGGCTGCCCGAGATGCTGTTAACGCAGCCAATGCCAGTTTTATGGCCTTGCCGCCGTTAGTGAGGAGACGGTTCGAGAACGATCCGGCTCAGTTTTTAGATTTTATGTCGAATCCTTCGAATATGGATGAGGCGAGAGCGTTGGGGCTGTGTAAGACGGTCCAACAAGATGCCGCGGCAGCCCCAGCGGTTGCGGCAAAGGGAACCTGACACATACTATATACTTGATGTAAATGTGTCAGGTGACAGATACTGATGAAAGTCAGGATCTGGGAGTTTTATGGGACTTTTTAAAAAGGCCTGTTGTTCGTGGAGAGGTCGGGTGCGTAAGAAGCCGCTCTCCATTGTTCAGTTAGATTTGTTTGGAGAAAACTTTAATGAAAGGATGTTGTATGTACGGTCATCGAAGAAAGGGAAAGCATCTTTCCCACGGTCATTCGAAGCGGATGTTTTCGGGTGTAGCTCAGTGGATTCATCCAATGAATGCTCACAGAGAGCCAATGAGGGGCGGTTTCCGCCTTTAAACTAGAAGACCCCGGTTGGAGCCGAGGTCTTCATTTTTTTTATGTTGAGAGTCTTAACTGGCGTTAAGAGGTTATCGATTATATGCCTTGCTTCTTTCCTTTGCAAGCTACTTTTTCTCTGCGTGAAGATGGGAAGAAGGATATTCAGTTTTCTAATGCTAATGCTCGTGCTTTTACTGAAGGGCGAAAGCCCTTAGGTGATAGTAATTTGTCTCTTCCTTGTGGTCGCTGTATGGGTTGTCGTTTAGAGAAGTCTCGTCAATGGGCTGTCCGTTGTTTGCATGAGTCGAAGTGTTATGAGGATAATTGTTTTATTACTCTTACTTATTCTCCTGAGAATTTGCCCAAGGATGGTTCTTTAGTGCGTAAGCACGTTCAGGATTTTATGAAGCGTTTACGTTTTCGTTTTAGTGATCGTAAGATTCGTTATTTTTATTGTGGTGAGTATGGAGAGGATTTAGGCCGTCCTCACTATCATTTGTGTTTGTTTAATTTTGATTTTCTTGATCGTAAGAAGTTGTATAAGGTTAATAATTTTTGGTATTATAGATCTGCTATTTTAGAGTCTCTTTGGACGTTTGGTAATTCTACTTGTTGTGATTTTTCTTTTGAGACTGCTGCTTATGTAGCTCGTTATTGTACTAAGAAGGTGAATGGCTCTCAGGCAGAGGAACACTATTGTGGTCGTGTTCCTGAGTTTGCCGGGATGTCTTTGAAGCCCGGCATTGGAGCTTCTTGGTTTGATAAGTATGCCAAGAGCGATTTATTTCCTCACGACAACGTCGTGGTTAGAGGGGCTAAGTCTAAGCCTCCTCGTTATTATGATATTTTAAGGGATCGTGTCGATCCCGAAGGTTTCGCGAAAGCGAAGGATGCTCGCCGTGAATTAGGCGAGTCTATGGAGGACAATTCAACGTTTAAGCGTTTAGCTACTCGTTTGAAGTGTCTTGAGGCGCGTACGCGTTTGTTAGTTCGTAAATTGGAGAGAGAATGAGTTTTGATGAAGAATTAGTGAGAGTTTCTTCTCATATGGTTTTAGAGGCCGATCAGTATGCGGCCGTTAAGCGCGTCTATGACAAGCTTGTTGATTGTTTGCTCGATTCTGTTATGGATGAAGAGTACGGCATGTTTGATGTTTCTACGAATGATTTAAGTTATTTCTGTTTTGTCAGTTTAGGTTTA